CATTAGAAGCTACCACCAGGCTTGCCGCTGAAGGTAAATGAGATTGGGATGCTGACAAGATCGCCGACGCTGACGCTTGTGCCAGCTTGCGTGATCAAAGCGTCACCAGTAATTGTGCCCTCGGTGGTTGATGTATCCAGCACCATCGAAATGCTATTGGTCGAGGTTGAATCGTTCAGCAACCTGTTTATTGCTGCACGAGTAGCCGTATCGGATGCGTCGTATAGCAAAGTTCCGCTGCCGGTTGTGCCACGGATTCCATAAGCATACGTTCGATCTTTTTCGCCGATGCCAGTCGTTTCGAGTGCTGCTCTTTCAAACGTAATCGACATATCACGCACTTTGGCAATTGCTGTGCCGTCAAGCCTGAGTTCAGCTGTTGCGCTTGTCTTGACAGCCATAGTCCAATCCGGTCCCTTTAGCTCATTCTAAGCTCTGCAGTCAACTCGACAGCCACATTGGACCGGCCTGGGGAAATACTTTCTACTTGCGGTGGTGATCCCTCGCTAAAAGACCACAACAATCCTGCCCCTGTTGCAGACGCATCCAACCATTGCTGCAGCCCTATAGATGCACCATTGAAAATAATGCTTGGCAGCGTCAGACTATCGACTGAACCCTTAGCTGTGTTGTATGCGCTAAGAATTTCCGCCGTACTTATATCACTGATGTTATTGAACCTTAGGCTTAGTTTCGCGCTGCTGGGCCTGCTGCCCCACAACCTGCGAGTGATAACACCTGACTGCGATGCCTGCGTTTTGGTCGGCCATTGTGGTGGCACAAAGCTTCGACTTGTTGGCTGAACTGTTGGGAATGTCGTTGCCATCAGTCTTGAATGCTCCAGTTGCCAGCGGTATCGAAGCCATCGGCTAGCTCAAGAATGTCTGAGCTGTTAGTCGGCATGTGTACTGCTTCAATTGTAAACGTGCCTTCTTCAGTTGGCGTTATGCGCTCAATCTGATAAGTACGAACCTGTGTGCTGGGCAGCTTAACGGTGAACACAATCCCTGTAGGTGTTGCGGCCTTGCCGTTATTACTGACAGCCAGCGTAGTGTCAGCAGGTGTTGTATCGGCATCACCGTTCCAGGCAATCACGGTATAAGCACCATCGGCTAATGATTTTGTACTGACTAATGCACCCTCAGGCGTTACAACGCCATTATTGAACTCATCGTATTCAGTAGCGTCCATGCCTACCTTGATGTAATCGCCCGGTGCCATTGCCATCAAAACGCCTTCATGCGTTGTTGTGAACGAAACAGTATGAGTTGGAATGCGCCTCATCCTGACGACAAATTTGGCTGCATCAATGGCATGTTGCCTGCTGGTGCAGTAGTCAGACATATCAATGGTTTCTAGAGATACTGTCTCGCTCGCTGATGATTCACGCACCAACACTTCGCGAACAGTCGGGAACATCCCTGGGTTATCCAGGTTTGTGCTGGCACGCTCCTCGCGATAGCGAACCGAAATCTGGATCGGGTCGCGTTCTTCAGGATCAAAATACTGAAGCTTGAAGCTATTTTCGACAATATTACCTGCACTGAAAAGACCCGTAATAGCAACAGCATCGAACTGCAGGGCTGGACGCAGGAAGAACTTGCCGTCAGACTCGCCAAATATCAACAGATGCGTTGCAGCAACATCAGCGCACCATTGACGGATGTTGATCTTGTCAGCTATCACGCCATCAAAGAAATATTTGCGTGAGTAACACCAATTGGCTGCAGCTGTGAACTCAGTGAAGTTCACCATGTCGTCAGTAATTAAATCGCCTCTCCCGTAGGTGCTGTTGGTCATTAAGTCCAACACAATGTCTGGGAGTAAATGCGTTGCTCCAACGGCTAAACTGCTCCGCAGTTGACGGCAGGTTTTACCGCCTGTGACATAACAGCTGAATTGGTTAAATTGCTGCCATTCCACTGAAGAATTGATGTTGACGCCTAGCAGTGCGAGGTTGTCGTAATTTGCTTGAGTAGAGTTCGGGACTATTTCGTTAATGTAAACAATTTCATGTTCTGGCCCTGTCTCGGCAGAAGACGAAATTTCTTCATACACAAAACTTTCAGCCAGTTTGCCCCAAGTGTCTATTAACGAAGTATCGCCGTTGCTGAAATTTGCATCTGTTTGTGGGTAGTTCAATTGCCCTTCAGCGGATGGTCTGCGGCCAATACTGATCGCAAATGTGTCTGCACTTTTTGTGATTTGTACGCCTGTGAATAGCACGCTAATGCCACCTGTTTCCGAAACCAGTTGAGTGGTTCCAAATATGTAACTTGCGTCTAAGACATATAGATTACCTGTTACATGATTGCGAACTTCGTATCCCGTAAGCGGTTCAATCTGAAACTCCCATTGCTTTACACTGGGCATGTCAAGCTGAATGTAATTAAATATTTGTTGTGACGTTGCGCCCCGAATCCCGTATGCGTTATTTAGACGGGTAAACGCTCCAGAAGTTCCGGCAACTCGATAACTTATGTAGAAAAAGCTATACCGTTCAACAGTTGTTGAGACAAGGTTTGAAGAGTGTATGTCAGTGTATAGAGCCGTACCTTCGTTTAAAATATTTCCTTTGTAATCCAAACACGCACGGTTATCGCATTCATTGTAACCTTTGGTAGTGTCAAAATTAGTTAGCCCGTTAATGCGTGTGCCTAAGGTAGATTTGATGCCAAATTCAACTGTTTTGCACGGCCTCGTTGTTGATACGCTTGCAATAGCACAACGCATGATATGGCCATCAGTTGTTGCGACATTACGAGGCTCAGGGTTACTACCAGCA